ATCGAAGTCACCGTCGAGATTAAAGGCCTGGCCGAGCTCGACGCGGCGATCCGCGCGCTGCCGGACGCGATGCAGGACAAGGTCGTGCGCGCCGGGCTCACGGCCGCCGGCAAGGTCTTTGTCGATGGCATGCAGCGACGGGCGCCGAAGGATCCGCACCATCGCGTCATCCGCAAGGGGCAGGCGTATCCCCTGCCGCTCTCGCAATCCATCGCGACGCGCGTCAGCCTCGCGAAGGATCAGGCCACGGTGAAGGTCGGGCCGTCCAAGCAAGCCTTCTGGGGCCGGTTCCAGGAGCTCGGGACGAAGTACCAGACGCCGCAGCCGTTCATGACGCCGACGCTCCAGGCGGATGGCCAGATCGCGGTGGCGGCGTTTGCGACGATCGCGCGCGACAAGCTCGAGGACGTCGCCGCCGCCGTCCGATCGGCGTGAAGGAGAGGCTATGTCACTGACCGGACAGGTCACGGCCCAAGCCCAGGTGACGCAGACGGCGCAAGGCGCCACCGACCTCGCGCCAAGCTCGGTCGCGCTGAACTACAGCAGCACCTGGCAAATCGCGAGCGGCGTCGGCGCGAACCAGGCGGACGTGAGCTATCAAGGCCAGCGCACGGTGCCCGGCGGCGGCAACGAAGATCTCGATCTGGCGGCCGGCAACCTCTCCACGCTCGGCGTGGCCGTGACGTTCGCGAAGATCAAGCTGATCATGATCGAGGCACTCGGGAGCAATACGGGGCAGATCACCATCGGCGGCGCGCCCACGAATACCTTCGTGGGGCCCTTCGGCGGGCCGACCTTCACGGTCGTGCTGCCGGCCGGCGGCGTCTTCACGGCGCGCGCGGCGAATGCGGGCTGGCCGGTGACGGCCGGCACCGGCGACCTGCTCCGCATCGCGGGGGCGAACCAGGTTTATAAGATCGTCTTGCTGGGCACGAGCGCGTAGCGCGGGAGGACGAGAGTGAGCCAGAACGCAGTTCTCACGCAAGGCACGGTCCTCGCCCGCGGCGATGGCGGCACCCCGGAAGTCTTCACGGCCGTCTCGGGCATCATGACGATCTCCGGGCCGGCCTCGACGAAGGCCGAGATCGACGTGACGGATCTCAGCTCGGCGGCCAAAGAGTTCAAGGGCGGTCTGGCGGATTTCGGGCGCATGAGCTGCGAGCTGCAATATATCCCCGGCGATACCATGCATAGCCTGATCCGCAACGACTTCATCAACTCGGCCTCGCCGGTGCGCAACTGGAAGATCACGTGGGTCAACGGCAAGGTGTGGAACTTCGCCGCCTACGTGGCGGGCATGCCCGGCAACGTCGCCGCCGACAACGTCGTCAAGGTCACGCTCGATCTGCGGCTGACCGGGCCCGTGGTCGAGGTGTAATCGTGCAGGACTTGCGGCAGCGCATTCTCGGGGCCGCGCCGAAGGTGACGAAGGTCGCCGTGCCGGAGTGGGGCGACGACGTCGAGCTCGGCGTGCGCTCGCTCTCGCTCGTCGAGCGGCTGGCGTTCGAGACCGAGAACGGCCCGCTCGAGGACATCGATCGCAAGAAAGATCCGGCGCGCTACAACTTCTGGCTGGTGCGCTACGTCATCGCGACGGCCTGCGACGCACAGGGTCGCCGACTCTTTCATCCCGAGGATGAGCCCCAGCTCGCCCAGCAAGCGGCGACGGCGATCGAACGCCTCTGTCTGGCGGCCATGCGCGTCAACGTCATGACGGCGTCGGAGGTCGCCCGCGTGGGGGAAGCATCCGGCGAAGCCCCCAATGGCGCTTCGCGTTCCGACTCGCCCATCACCTCGGGCTGACCGTCGGTGAACTCGTGGCCCGTATGTCGGCCGACGAGTTCACGGCCTGGCGGGGCCTCGATCTGTTCGCGCCGATCGGGGACGAGCGCGCGGACCGGCACGCGGCGCTGATCGCCACGATCCTCGCCAACGTCAACCGCGACCCGAAACACGAGCCCTACACCCTCGACGACTTCGATCTCTACCGCGAGCGCCGCCCGCTGACGCGCGAGCAAGAAGAGGCGCACTTCCGCGCCGCCTTCTATGCGCGCGGCCTCGTGACCTTCGCCAGGGAGTAACGCCATGCCCACCCTCGGCCAGCTGGTCATCGAACTCGCCGCCAACACCGCCAAGTTCCGCTCGGATCTGGAAGCGGCCCGGCAGGACTTCAGCCGCTTCACCAGCGGCATCAAGTCGAGCCTGGAAGCGATCGGCCTCGGGCTCTCGGTGAACGAGCTCGTGCACTGGACCGAGGCGGCCGTCAAAGCCGGCGCCGAGATGGCGCGGATGGCCGAGCGCCTGCATCTCTCGACCACCGAGCTGCAACAGTTCCAGAACGTGGCGCGGGAAACCTCGACGCCGATCAACGACGTGGAGCGCGCGCTGCAGCGCCTGAACATCCTGTTCAGCGAGTCGGCGCAGGACAGCGCGGTCGCGCGCGATGTGCTGGCGCGGCTCGGGATGGACTGGCGCACCACCAGCGGCGCCACGCGCACGGCCGCCGACGCCATCGGCGAATTCGCCGACAAGTGGAAGCAGTTGCCGGTGGCCGACCAGGCCGAGGTGCTGCAGAAGGCGTTCGGGCGCAACGCCGAGGCCATGCGCAACTTCCTCGAGCTCGGCTCAAGCGGCATGAAGCTCCTGCGCGACGCGACGCAAGGCATGTCCGAGTCGCAGGTGCGGGCGCTGAAAGAGGTCGACGACGAGTACACGCGGACCGCGGCCACCATCCGGCTCGTCTGGAATCGAGCCATCGCCGATCAGGCCGAGGGCATCGTGCGCCTGCTGCAAGGGCTGAGCGACCTCGCGAAGAAGTTCGGCGAGGTCTACGAGGCGTCGAAGAAGCTCCAGATCGGCGAGCAGCGGGTGATCCCGCCGGGCGAGTTCGGGACGTATGGCGGCCCCGCCGTGATGACGTTCCCGACGCCGACGGAAGTCCCGGGGCCGCCGGCGCCGACGGCCGCCCAACGGATTCAAGAGATTCAGCTGCTGACGCAGCAGGCGCAGGCCGAGATCCAGGTCGCCGAAGCGCGGGCGCGCGCCGCGGTGCCCGGCGGCGCCGAAGGCACCATCGCCGACATCCAGGCGCAGATCACGGCCTCCAAGCAGCTGCTCGACGTGCAACTCGGCGGCATCCAAGCCGAGATGCAATGGACCGAGACCGACAAGGGGCGCGCCGAGCTCCAGCTGAAGGCCGACAAGCTCCGCACCGATGCGCTGATCAAGCAGATCCAGCTCGAGAAGCAGCTGCGCGATGCGCAGATCGAGCGCGCGACCGAAGAGGCGCGGTCCGTCGATCAGGAGGTGCGCGCGCAGCAGGAACTGCAGAACGCGCGCGACGTCGCCACGCGCGATCAGCTCGAAGCCGACAAAGAGCAGCGGCTGCGGAATGAAGAATTACGGCTGAGCAATCTCGCGGCGCAGGCGTTCATTCCCACGACGCAACTCGGGCCGTTCGAGACCGCGATGGGCCGGCTCGGCAACACGCTGGCGTCGGTCGACTTCCAGACGCGGGCCTTCGGCGCGAGTCTCGACACGGTCCAGTCGGAACTGCGCGCCACTGAGCGCGCGATGGAAGATCTGGATCGGCTCGGCGCCGTCGGCAGCGAGATGTTTCAGCGGCTGGCCGATCGTGCCGCCCAACTGCGGACGCTGCAGGATGTGCTCGGCGGCATTCACGTCGCATTTCAGAGTATCGGCGATGCCCTCTCGAACGCCTTGGTGAGCCTCACGCAGGGCACGAAGACCGCCAGTCAGGCCTTCACCGATATGGCCCGGCAGATCTCGTCCGACTTGATGAACTACGCGATCAAGCAGGGCGTGCAACTGCTGGAGCAGCAGATCATCAAGCTCGTGCTGACGATCGCCCAGAATGGCCTGGGCAGCTTGTTCGGCACGCCCAACACCCCGGTCGGCAGCTATCCGGCGACTGACCTCTCCACGCCCATCAGCGAGATCCCCGGGTTTCAGTCCGGCGGCGTCGTGACCAGCCCGACGCTGGCGATGGTCGGCGAGAGCGGGCCCGAAGCGATCGTGCCGCTGGCGGCCATGCTGGGCCGCGGCAACACGACCGTGAACGTCTTCAACCAGGTGCCGGGGACCGAGGTCGCCTCGACGCGGCGCACCGGCCCCAGTGGCACCGTGATCTACGACGTCGTGCTGCGCTCGATTCGCCAGGCCGTCGGCAACGGCGAACTTGACAGCATCATGGCGCCGTACGCGACGCGTCGCGTGCCGACTCAGCGGTGAGGCGACATGGCTAACGGCGCCGACGACTTCAGCGTCGACACGCTCACCACCAACTGGGCCGTCCAGACCGGCGAAGCGACCGGCGGCGTGTCCGGCGGTGCCTGGCGGATCCTCAGCGGCAGTCCCGAGGGCCATCGCCGCACGCGCGAGACCTACCTCGGCGATCACTATTCCGAAGCGAAGGTGCTGACGACCAGCGTCTTCGATCTCAGCGTGCGCGTGCGCTGTCAACCGAGCCTGCGCTCGTACTACGCCGCCGGCATGGACCCGAACGACTTCGGCGGCGCGATCTATCGCATCTGGAAGGTCAGCAGCGCAGGCGGCCCCACCGTGTGGACGTTGCTCTCGACGCACAGTTCGCAGGCGATGGCCGTCAACGACGTCATCCGCCTGACCGTGAGCGGGTCGACGCTGACGCTGACCGTCAACGGCACGGCGCTGCTCACGACGACGGACGGCGAGCTCACCGGCGGTGCGCCGGGCCTCGGCGGCGCGAGCTCGAGCGGCCCGATCGCGGCGCTCGACAACTGGAGCGCGGCCGACATGGGCGGCGGGCCGCCGCCGTGGCCGAA